ACGCGCCCTACTCCCTCAATAGATCCTGAATCATAATCCAGCTCTAACGTCACAGTACCTGAAGTATAATCTCCTGTCTTAACGTACAACCTGTAGTACATGGTTGCGTTATCAAGACCGTCATCATAACTCTTACTGGTTAATGCTGTGTACGTTTCGACATCTTCCCATAACGTATCATCTGCGGAACGCTGTAGTGTAACCGTGGCGACGAATGTCCCGCTGACATTGACGCTGAATATTCTCGACCCTGTTATGCCTGTAACTCGGATTGACCCTGTACCTGCGTCTTCCGCACTCACATTAGAGCTAACTTGTTGACCTGACGATACTAACTTAAATAAAGTTCCTACATCATCTGAAGTGAAAAAAGTTGAAGATGCAGTTAATGTTGTATTGCCTGACAAAGCCGCAGCAGTCAAGGTAACGTCTGATATATTTATCGTATCAAAAGGCCCATCATCAGCACGATAATCTACTACTGACCAAGACTTCAACCCTCTACGTTCCACTTGAAGTTGTTTGTTACCTTCTGTTGCTATGTACACCACGTCAACAGATTGATGATTTCTTATCTTAGCTATGTCGGCTTCTACAATACCTGTGGGGATTGACAACTCACCAGTAGTTTCAAAACTTACGCTATCGATAAGTGTTCTATATTTATTGGAATTCGAGAAAGTTATAGTGGTACTCGTTGAAGGAGTGAATACGAGTGAATGTGTTCCTACTCCTAAAGTTCCATCAAATAGATCCGAACTTAATGATCCAGAAGTTCCTATCCTAACCCGCGCAGGAGCTTCTGCAATTACAATACGTATCGCATGTTCAACCGCTGTAGTAGTGATTGTCTGGTACATAACTGCAGATGTTGTACCTGCACCTGTCAGACTTGCATACCCACCAGTTAACCACGCAGACGTTGAGCCTACACCATCGGCAGTCGTCCATCCTGTGATATTAGACGTGAAGTCGGTGTTAGTGATCGTCGAAGCTACAGTAGTTCGTGTGACAATCGTACCGTCGATAGCAATTCGTAAAGCATCATCACTGAATAGTAATATGGCAGTGTCGTTTACCTTCTTCACAAAAGGTAACATGTAGGTTACACCTGCTGCGGTATCTTGGTATTCAAGACCGTTGCGGTATGACATCGGCCCTAGTCTCTGGGGCCAGAAGTTAGACATCAAGGATGCTGAGTTAATTATCTTAGTGACATCATCACGGGAAACTGAGTTGGCACTAACCTCACCTCGATTGAACATGTTGTAAACGGCAGGCATTGACATGACTTACGGTCTCCTTCGGTATTGATTGCCTTGGAACCGAGAACTCGTCCATGAACCGTTAGAGATTGTTCGTGGTGGTGACTGCATGGCGTCTATGTTCTTGGACTCTGCCTGTGCATCTTTGAACACAGCAAGAATGTCGTAGCGTTCTTGTGCATTCTTACCGAAAGAAGGTGCGACATCTCTAGCCATCGCGGAAGACACAAGTCTCTTGAAATGTGCAGGCCAACTCGAAGGGTCTGTTAAGAATTCTCGGTTAACATACTGAATATATAACTCAGTAACTTCGGCAAATATGTACGGGCCTTCGTCTTTATAATGCTTTAGAGGTACTTGCATGTATGGATCTACGAAAACGCCATCCAACCGCTGCATGTTATCTGGTTTATCAAATACTTTAGTGAAACCCCACTCAGGTTCTAGTGAAGGGTTTTCTTGAATCTTGGCAGATGACACTGCCCAATGCCATGATGTGTCCTCTAGTAATGATTCTACTAGGTCAGACGACAACGCAACATCTAACTTAACCTTACGCACCGAATCATCGGTGTTGCTGTTGATCTCTTCTATACCAAGGATTTGTAATGCCCTGTTATAGATGGCTCTCCATGCGTTCGTTAGGGTGGCACCTTCGTCACTGGCACGAGGGTCAGGTTCTTTCTGCTTACTTAACTCAATCGCTTGTTTCAGTCTGTTAGCGTATGTTACCTCGATACGCTCCATTTCATCAGGTGCTATTCGAGGTGCTATTTCAGAAGCTAGATAAGCTACTACCACACGCTCAAATGACTTATCCCAAGAGGTTAATGCGTAACCGTTACTAATGTACCGAAGAAACAAGGAAGAGTAGTTACACGCGAGAGTGCTTCCCTCGATGATGTAACGTGAAATTGGTTGGTCAAGTTTCTCGTCGCTATACGCCCTGACCATAGAAATATAGTCACTAGGTAGCGTGAACACGTTATCAAATGCGTGAACGGAACTTGTGGAAAATGTGGTTAACTTGACAGTCTTACGTGCAAATACTGGATTGACTAGCTCTAAGCAGTAGTCAACTCCGTTAGCGTAAGCAGTGTCTAAGCGATATCGGGCTTCAACGTCGTCAGTTAACGAGGTTAATTCCCTCTCCCCAACTAACAGTAATGCTTCATTGTATAGTGATAGTTGGGTAGTCGCCATGTCTTATCTCGCTAAGGTTTGTAGGTACTCGTCTAGCTGCTTCTCTGCTTCATGCTTCGTAGCAATTCCTGACTGTATACTATCAGAACTTCCTCGCTTCATGATACACCATTTATGCGTACCGCGCTGCTTGACAAAGTATTCATTACTGATGGTGTCAGATGCGGTCTCGAAGATGTGGTGTTCTAATAAATGCAAGCGAACGTCATGTTGATTCACATACGTCACAAACAAACGCGCCATGAAACTACAGTCTATATCTATGACTCGTATCTCACTACCCATCTGAAACTTTTGTGCAACATTCACCCAAAGTCTAGGGTCAGTCAGTTCTTCTTCCGTCATAACCTTCGGTACTGATGCACCGTAGATTAGAAAATTTGTACCTAACACTTGAACGTCTGTGCGTTTTAATGGTTGGTTTTCCACAGGGTATTCTCCAAAAAGAGCCGCAAATCCTTGCGACTAAAGGTAAAAAATCCACCCCGCTAAGAGTGGATTTTCCGTGGATACTATTAATCAGTATCAGTAAGTGTTACTGCAGTACCATCGGTTAAGTCTGCTGCGCCACCTGCGGTGACAGAGTTAACAACATAACGATGTGCTACGGTAGCACCTGTTGAGTCGATCTGGTCAACGATATCACCGACAGACATCCCTAACGCATCAGCGTTTTCAATGTAACCAGCAGCACGAACTACGGTTGCTGCATCTGTACTATCGTAAACCCATTGCTTACCACCAGCTTTACCCACAAGTTGTGAGATAAGAGCAGGAGGATTAGTAGTTGCATAAGCCATGATCTATTTCCTCTTAAGAAAGTGCAGAGTCGTCGTGTAATATTTGAATTACACCCGCTTGCTGAATTAATTTAGAACCCATGTACTCAGTACAACGCGCCCATGACTTATCATTCTTCTCATCGTAACCGACGAAAGTCTGAGTGCCTTCTGAGTTCATCGCATGACCGATAGCCTTGCGAGAATACATATAGCATTTCGCAGATGATGTACCTACACCATCAAGACCTGCATCTACGATCCAGTTCACACCATACCAGTTGAATGCACGAGACTTACTCACACCTTCAAATGGCTTCAGATTGATATAATCTGCTGAAGTGAATTGGTTAAGACCCATCAAATACCCGTGGAAGGCTGGTGTGATAGCTGCAAACACATCGTCATCTTCTAGTGCGAAGTTGTTACCAAGCTTAGTTTTCGCTTTAGTAACAAGTGTAAGCGTTGCTACCGCTGCTGCACCTAAGTTGTTAGTTGCCGCACTCAATGCAGTGTGAATATCTGTATCAATCTGACGATTGATTACTGACATACATGTTTCCTGCATGATTCGACGACCATCACCTTGAGATGAGAAGATGTTGAACTTAGTACGTTCAGGAACATCATGCCATTCTGCAAGCTGTACAGTGTTTTGGGTTAGATTATCTGGACGAGTAGGAATGTCACCATTCAAACCTCGTGTTACGGCAGTTGCACCACCTGAGTCTGCGACTAAGAATACTGCAGTGTTGCCTGTAATTTGTGCTTCAGTTGTTACTGATTTACGTAATAACGATTCCCGCTTCTCGAACCCTTTAATGTGTTCAGCACGGTACATCGCTTGAAAAGCTGATTGGCTCATCTTGGATACCTCGATAAATGATTAAAAAATAAATGATTCACTAAGGTTGAGTTAGCTGTCAGTTACTTCTGCGGGTTGGCCTACATGTAGGGGCCGCTCGTTAACATCGAGGGTCAATAGTTAGTACTTGCGAATCTAACATAGTTTGAATCAATCTACAACCACCCACGTTGCGAATGGTGAAAACGAATCAATAGACCAAGGGACGCGACCATACTTGCTGGTGACGTATAGATACGGCATGTCTGACATAGAGTACTGATCAGGGAACTGAGCACGTACTACTGCGTCATCTCCTACAATCTTCATTCCTTTATCATGTTCAATGACTGACTCAAGTGCTTTTGCAAAAGAACAAGGTTTACCTTTCTCAGCAACCTCGTCCTTAATATCCTGCATAAGTTGCATAACTTTGTCTTTTGTCACTTCGTCAGATAGTCGATTGATACCAGTGTCTTTGTGGGTAACACGTACAGTGCTACCACCGTTGTACGTGTTCACCTTGAAGTCTTCGTACCTCACTTGGACATCCTATCTCGTGCATCGTACAGGCGAAGAAGTTCTTGCTGTGAGTTAGCGTCTTTGTGCCAACCAGCTTCACCCATCTTACCTTCTAATTCAGCTATGCGACCTGTGACTGCTTGCATTGGATTACCGTTACCAGCAGGGACTACAGTAGCTGCAGGGTTGATCGCTCGTGCAGCATCTGCAAAAAAGTTCATCATCTCTGGTGAGTTGAATACTGCTGTACCATCAGCCAAACGTGCATTGGCAAAACTGTCTCGGACAGTCTCAGGTAGACCCTGAAGCACACCTTGTACTAGGCCAATGTTCATCTCGTAATCCTGACCCCACGCATCACGCAACATCGCGGTAGACTGTTGCATGTCAAGACCGTCTTGCTTAATCAGACCTTGACTCTCCATCTCCCGACCTTTGAGCATGGCAGTTGTTAGTTCGCTGATAGCGTCATTGCTTAGATTATTCTTGTGAGCAACCTCATACACACCTTTCATGATACGTTCGTCGTGCTCACCAAGTACCAAACCTTCTTCTAACGCCAGTGCGTATTCTTCAGCACTTTTTGGTATATTATTTGCTTCACGATATGCTGTAAGCTGTTCTTCA